CCGATCCCGCGCCCTTCCCGTCAATGGTAGTTATCTATAACGGGGAGCGGGTGAAGAATGAATAACCGACAGGAAAAGCCGCCCTTGAAGTGCTTGCTGGGCATTGATCCGGAGAAGGCGCAGAAATGCAAGCCTTCGGAATGCGCTTCTTGCGGCTGGGAAACGGCAGAAGCCGCACGGCGGCGGGAGTACGTGAAGGAACACGGCTTGACGCTATGCGCTGATGGCTTCCGGCGGCTGATTATCAAGAAGGAGAACAACATGGCGACACCATACAAGGAATGCCCGCTTTGCGGCGCACATCTTGACAGCGGCAAAAAATGCGATTGCCGAACGGCAGAAGCCGACGACAACGCCGAAAAAGAATTGAAGGAGAGGGCAAAAGACAATGACAGGTATTAACGAGTTTGCGAAGGAAATTCACGAAAACGCCGTCGCCCACGGCTGGTGGGACGAAGAACGCGGATTTCCGGAGGTTTTAGCGCTCATTCATTCGGAGGTATCCGAAGCGCTGGAGGAATACCGCAACGGACACGGCGCAACGGAAATCTATTTCAGCGACAGCGGCAAGCCCGAAGGTATCCCGACGGAGCTTGCGGACGTGATTATTCGCGTTCTTGATTATTGCGGATACGCAGGGATCGACATTGACGCGGCGATCTCACAGAAGCACGAATACAACAAAAGCCGCCCGTATCGGCACGGCGGCAAGAAGTGTTAAAGGAAAGGAGCTATTCAATATGAAAGAGAACAAACACGGCTTCGAGCCGAAACAGGAATTCACAATGGGCGGGATCGCTTGGACGGTCATTCAGACGGGCGCGGATTGGGTGAAGTGCATTACTTCCGATTGCGTCGAGGAACGCGCCTTCGATGAAGGGAACAAGAACGACTTTGCCGCTTCTTCCATTCGTGCCTATCTGAACGGCGAATTCTTGCGCCGTCTGATTAAGGCGGGCGCGCCGGAAGAAATGTTCGAGTATTTCAACATCGACTTGACCGCCGACGACGGCTTGAAGAATTACGGCGGCGATCGCGTCCGGATCGGGCTTATCACTTGCGAGGAATACCGCCTTTTGCGCGGCAACATTCCGGCGCTTCCGGATCGCTGGTGGTGGACGGCTACACCGGACAGCCCGATAAATTCCTACGTCCGCAGCGTCAGTTCGGGCGGCTCTTTGGGCTACTTCAGCGCGTACTACGGCTTCAATGGCGTTCGCCCGCTTTGCAATCTCAAATCTGAAATCTTGGTATCGTACTTAAACGGAGAGAACGCAGAGGAACAGAAGAAGCGCGCCGAAGCCGTCGATATGATGAAGCACATTGCCGCCGCGTGGGACATCGGCGCGGAAGAGGTTTTCGGGAGGGCTGACGAATGACAATGTATCAATTCATGGTGAATGCCTTTTATATGCTTTGCGGCGTTGCTTGCGTCGCCGCTTCCGTTGTGATCGTCTACATCGTTTTGAACGTGCTTTTCAGAGCGCTTCGGAGGGGCGGCGGGAACAATGGCAGATATTAAGATCGACGAAGAAATGCTTTTGCGCGCGGGGCTGGGGATCGGCTACGCGTTCGCGCCCTTCTTTCGGGGCATTATGAACGGCGTTGAAGATTACACGATCGAACAGGCGGCGCGGGAAATGCAGGAAGAACACGACGCGCAGGAAGCCGAAGAGGGCTTGAAACGTCCGGTTGAAAAAACGCTGATCGGCGATTGCCGGAAGTGCTGGTGCGATCAATGCGCGAAGCTGGAACAATGCGTTCACTTGCGCGAAGGCGCGCTTCCGGACGGGGTACGCCCGTTCCCTTGCGTCGGGTGCGCGGACGGAATGCGCTTCAAGCCTTGTGAAGAAGAACGGTGCGCCGACTTCGAGCAGGGCGCAGGATTTAATAACGGCTGACAAAACAAAAAAAGAGAACGTCCGGTTGCGACGTTCCGGACGTTCTCTTTTCCTCTTACATAGCTGTAAAAGGAGCTATTCAATACTGAAATTATAGCATTTTACGGCGCTTTTGTCAAGGAAGGGCGGCGGGATTATGCAGAGGGTTAAAAGACGTATTTTTTCGGGCGTTGTATGTGAACAGGAAGTTTACACCGTATCTGATCGAACAAACATCAAGAAGGCTGAACCGCGACCGCGCTTCAAGGACGACGAAGAGCGAGCGCAACACCGGATCGGCATATCAAAACGGAAACACCAGCGGCTGGTTAATGAAAACTTTTCGCCGCTTTCCTTATATAGTACGCTGACGTTCGACGACGACAGCGAAGTTCATACATTCAGCGAAGCGCGCAGAATACGCGACAATTACTTCCGGCGGCTTCAAAGAGCTTGCCCCGACGCGAAGATCATTATTTACATGGGGCGCGGCAAGTCTACGAACCGAATTCATTTTCACATGATTTCGGACGGCATACCGGAAGAAACGATCAGCGGCAAGTGGAACGACGGATCAGTAATCCATATTCGGCACTTGCGCGAACACAATTATTATAACGGCGTTGACTACGGGCAGGATTACACGGGGCTTGCGGATTACCTCTTCAACCATTGGACACCGGAACAGGGCGGACACCGTTGGCAACGCGCAATCTTCGCCAGCCGGAGAAGGAAGCGCCGACGCTTGCGCTTCGGACGTATACGGAAAAGAAAGCACCGATCGCGCCGAAGGGTTACAAGCTGGTGGAAGCCCGCGCGACGAAGTGGGGCTACATATATTATAAATATGTACGCGAACCGGAGAAACCGAAACGCCGGAAGAAACGCGAATAGCGGGAACGCCCGAAGGGGCGCAATAAAAAGCCTTGTAAATGTGTAAAGTTTTACGACCAGCGCTTTCCCTTCCGAAAGATTGATTTTATTTATTCCCCGTCGCCCGCTTTTCAGAGATCACGAACGCGCGCATTGTCAAGGGTGCGAAGCACGGCGAAGCCGCTTGCCCTTGATAATGAAAGCGCGGGAGTGATAAAAGCGGGAAGGCGGCGGGGATATAAAATCAATCGTGAAGGATCGGTTCAGAACACGGATCGAGGAAGCCCGCCGGATCGCCGATAGATTTATTCCTTTAAGCCCGTTCCCCCCAGCGGGGGGCGGAGGGGGGAGAAAAAGAAAGAAGGTGAACAACGTATGCTTGAATTGAACAAGCTGTATAACATGGACTGTATGCAGGGAATGAAAGAGTTTCCGGACGGCTTCTTCGATCTTGCGATCGTTGATCCGCCTTACGGTATCGGCATAGACGGACAGAAGAAGCGCGTATGCGGCAATCCGAAGCATAACCGGAAAGAGCATATCCGGAAAAGCTGGGACAAGGCTATTCCCCCGCCCGAATACTTCCGCGAATTGGAACGCGTTTCAAAAGCACAAGTGATATGGGGCGGAAATTACTTCGTTCCGTATCTTGAACAAGGACATAAAGGCTGGCTTGTATGGGACAAGGGGCAACACGGCTTGACAATGAGCGATTGCGAATTAGCGTATACCAGCTTCGACACGCCGACGCGCGTTTTCGTATGCAATCGCGTTGAATTGCTGAACGACGGGACAATTCACCCGACGCAAAAGCCCGTGAAGCTGTATTCGTGGGTTCTTTCCCTCTTCGCCCGAAAAGGTATGAAGATATTGGACACACACGCCGGAAGCGGAAGTTCCTTGATCGCTTGCTATCGTCAAGGCGGGCTTGATTTCGTCGGCTTTGAGATCGACGAAGATTATTGCCGCGCGGCAAATGAACGGCTGGAACAGGAGCAAGCACAAATCCGGCTTTTTGATCTCTTGGAGCAGGAAGAACGGAAAGCGCAAGCAACGCTTTTTACGAAATGAAGGGAGGAAACACAATGCAGGAAAAAAGGACGCTATATCTTGCCGGAAAGATCACGGGCGATCCGTATTATTTCACGAAGTTTTACAACGCGCAAAAGAAGCTGGAGGAAGGCGGCTTCATCGTCGTAAATCCGGCGCTTCTTCCGGCGGAGGGCTTCACGTGGGAAGCCTATATGCGTGTGTCCGGCGCTATGCTTGCAGAGTGCGCCGAAGTCTGTTTTCTTCCGGACTGGAAAGAGAGCAAAGGCGCGAAATACGAATTCGGCGAAGCAATGGCGCAGAACAAACCGTTTTTCTTCTTCGCCGATTGGGAGAAGGCGCAAGAAGAAACGAACAAATACGAATACACGACAGAGAAAACCGACAAGATCGCTTTTCAATGCTTCGTATGCGGAAAATTCAACGTCTTTCCGGCAACACGCGCAGACGGTAACACTTGCAAATATTGCGGCGGCGGATTAAAGGCGCTTGGCTACGCAAAGAAAACGGAGGGATCACGAAATGCGGGCGAATAAACTTCCCGTTCCGACGGAAGCGCAAGAGCAAATGACGCTGTTTTCGTGGGCGGCTATGCAAAGCGGGAAATATCCCGAATTGAATTTGCTTTATCACGTCCCGAACGGCGGGAGCAGACACAAGGCGGAAGCGGGACGGCTTCGGGCGGAGGGCGTGAAAGCGGGCGTTCCCGATCTATGCTTGCCAGTCGCGCGCGGGCAATATCACGGGCTTTACATAGAGCTTAAACGGCAACGCGGCGGCAGGACAAGCGATCATCAATCGGAGTGGCTGGGCGCTCTTTCGGCGCAGGGCTACAAAGCCGCGCTTTGCTACGGCTGGGAACAGGCGGCGGGAACAATTATCGAATATCTAACCGGAGGTGGCACACATGACTAAAAAGCAAACAGAGCTTTCCGAAGAGTTGCGGGAAGCCGTATTTGAAGCCGCGCGCGCAGGGGCGGCGGAAGCATACACACAGAACACGGGGTACGTAAATTACTTCAAGGCAATGGAAACGTTGCTGTATAACTACAAGAAGCTGGCGGCGCTTGTAGCCGATGAAGAAGCGTATTGCGAAGTTGAGTATCACGCGGGACGAAAGACGTTTTCAACGACACCACAGGCGAAGGGCTTTATTCAGCGCAAGACGGAAGCGGAGATCGTCGAGGAAATGCGAGAGGAAAAACAAAAGCAGTTCAAAGAAACGAAATCCGGCTTTGACAGCTTGACACGCGCTATTTCTCTTTTCGAGGGGCATAAAGAATTCGTTGTGATCCGGCTTTACTATTTCGGCGAGGACATCAACGGCGATCCGCGAGAGGGCGGAACGGCGACGTGGGAAGAGATCGCGGAAGAGCTTTCCGACGCGGGCATTCTCAAAGAGATAAAGACGGCGCGCCGCTGGCGGAACAAGATTGTCAACGATATGGCGGTATGCGTATTCGGCATTCCGGCGGCGGTATCGGCGGCGACATACCGGAAAGCCGTTGACAAATGACCAAAACGCGACCAAACAATGCACCTTGTCCGCGACGCTTACGCGTGATATAATAATTACGCTGAATTATTGCGAATTGAATAGCGCGGGATAAAGCCTTTTGTGTGAATGCACGGAAGGCTTTTTCTTTTACTCTTTTGCACAGACTTTTCCACAGGAAGGAGGATAACCGCATGAAGCCGTGGGCGGAAAGGTTTTACAATTCGGACGCTTGGCGTTCATGCCGTGACAGCTTCTTGAAGTCGAAGGGCTACTTGTGCGAACGTTGTTCAACGCCGGACGATCCAGTAACCGCAAAGATCGCACATCACAAAACATACTTGACGAAGCAGAATATCAACGATCCATACATAGCGCTTTCGTGGGATAATCTCGAAGCGCTTTGCCAAGATTGCCACAACAAAGAACACCACCGGAACGACAAGAAAAAACGGTACGCATTCGACGAAGCGGGAAACCTCATATCCCCCCCCTATTCGCTCAAAGTTTAGGGAGGGTTCGACACCGAGGGCGGGAGATTAAAAATACTCCGCAGGCGCGCGCATAACGGGTGTACGCGTTTAAGGGGGTGTGGGTTGACCGGAAAAGGGGGTGATATTTATGGCGACAAAGAAGGACTTGACGAAAGAAGAAAAGATCAAGCGGGAGTTTTCCCGATTGAAGCGCATTTTCAAAGACTTGGATAAAAACAAGTTGCAGACCGTCGAAAGCCTTATCAAGAACGCGGCGTTCATGGCGGTATCCCTTGAAGAATTGCAAGAGATCATCAACGAAGAGGGCTACACCGTCGAATACCAAAACGGCGCAAATCAGAGCGGGACGAAGCAAAGCGACGCGGTGAAAACACATATCGCCATGACAAAAAATCACGCCGCAATTATCAAACAGCTTTGCGATCTTGTACCGCCGGAGAAGAAAAAGGAAAGCCGTTTACAGGCGTTACGGGACGAATAAAAATGCCCTTTTCAAATTACATTTACGAGTATTACGACGGCATTTCTTCCGGAAATATAACCGTCGGCAAGTGGGTTCGCCTTCTGTATGAATACATCGTGAAGGGGCTTCAAGAAGGGCTTTTCACCTTCAACGCGAAGAAGGCAAACAAGGCAATTCGGTTTATCGAAAACTTTTGCCATCATTGCGAAGGGCGCACAGACCTTTTGAAGCTGGAGTTGTGGCAGAAAGCCGCCGTTTCCGTTATGTTCGGGATCGTCGAAGAGGACGGAACGCGCGTCTTTCGCGAAGTGTTTATTGTGATCGGGCGCAAGAACGGCAAAACGCTTTTTGCGTCCGCCGTCATTGCGTACATGGCGTATCTTGATGGAGAATACGGCGCGAAAATATATTGCCTTGCGCCGAAGCTGGAGCAAGCGAACATCGTTTACGATAATTTCTATCAGATGATTAAAAAAGAACCGGAGCTTTCCGACCTATCGAAGAAGCGCCGTTCCGATATTTACATCGAAGAAAGCAATACCGCGATCAAGCCGCTTGCGTTCAACGCGAAGAAATCCGACGGCTTCAATCCGCATTTAGTCGTGAACGATGAAGTCGCGTCGTGGCGCGGCGACGGCGGCTTGAAGCAGTACGAAGTTATGAAATCCGCGCTTGGCGCGCGCCGCCAGCCGATGATCCTTTCGATCTCAACGGCGGGTTACGAAAACGACGGTATCTTCGACGAATTGATGAAGAGATCGACCGCGTTTTTGAAGGGAGGAAGCAAGGAACGCCGCCTTCTTCCCCTGCTTTACATGATCGACGACGTAGAGAAATGGAACGACCTTGAAGAGCTTAAAAAAGCAAATCCGAATATGGGCGTTTCCGTTTCGCCGGACTTCTTCAAAGAGGAAATCGCCGTCGCCGAAATGAGTATGTCGAAGCGGGCTGAATTCCTTACGAAGTATTGCAACATCAAGCAGAATTCTTCCGTCGCGTGGCTTGATTACGTCGTCGTTGACGGCGCAGGAATTCACGCGAAGCTGGAGGATTTCAAGGACAGCTACGCCGTGGGCGGCATAGACCTTTCGCAAACAACAGACTTGACCGCCGCTTCCGTCGTGATCGAGCGGGACGGCGTTCTATATGCCTTCGCACAATTCTTTATGCCCGCGAACCGCCTTGAAACGGCGCAAGCGATCGACGGCGTACCGTATGACATCTTCGTAAAGCAAGGGATCGTCAAGCTATCCGGCGAAAACCACGTCGATTATCGCGACGTTTACGAATGGTTTTCTATGCTTCGGGATCAGTACGGAATATATATCTTGAAGATTGGGTACGACCGCTATTCCGCGCAATATCTGATCGACGACTTGAAAAACGCGGGCTGGCAGACGGACGACGTATGGCAGGGCGAAAACCTTGCGCCCGTGATCCGTGAGTTTGAAGGCGTTATCAAGGACGGCAATTTCAAGATTGCCGACAATAACTTGTTGAAAGCGCACTTCCTCAACGTCGCATTGAAGCACAACATGGAAACGCGGAAGTTCCGTCCCGTGAAGATCGAACAGCGGGCGCGAATTGACGGCTTCGTTTCCGTGATCGACGCGCTGACCGTGCGGCAGAAATATTATAACGAAATCGGCGAAATGCTCAAAAATGCGGGGTGATAAAAACATGGGAGTTTTTGAAACTATCTTCCGGAAGCCGAAAGCCGACTTGAAGGCGGAAGGCTATTTCAAAATGCTAAACGGGTACACGCCCGTTTTCAGCAACGCGCCGGAAAGTATTTACGAAATGGAGCTTACGCGCGCGGCGATACATTCGTTCGCGTCCTTCGCTTCAAAGCTGAAACCGGAGATCAGCGGCACGGCGCAAAAGAACCTTGAACGGACGTTACAGTTCAAGCCTAATCCGTTCATGGATACATCGAAGTTCATTTACAGGATCGCGACGATCCTTTCGGTGAATAATACTTGCTTCATTGTTCCGATCGAAGATGAATTCGGCGGGCTGATCGGGTATTATCCCCTGCTTCCTCAACGGTGCGAAGTTGTCGAGTACAACGGCGCGCCGTTTTTGCGTTATACGTTCGGGAGCGGGCAGAAAGCCGCGATCGAGTTTGAACGCGTCGGCGTAATGACGCAGTTTCAGTATACCGACGATTTCTTCGGCGAGAGTAACGCCGCGCTTCGTCCTACAATGCAGTTGATCCACACACAAAATCAAGGCATTATCAACGGCGTTAAAAATTCGGCTTCTATTCGCTTCTTGGCGAAGGTTGCAAATATGTTGAAGCCGGAGGACATCACGAAGGAGCGCAAGCGCTTCACGGCGGATAACCTTTCGGCGGAAAATCAGTCGGGAATGGTGATCTACGACGCGAAGTTTGCTGACGTGAAGCCGATCGAAAGCAAGCCGTTCACGGTCAACGCCGCGCAGATGGCGCAGATCAATGAAAACGTGTTTAACTACTTCGGCACGAACGCGGGCATTCTGCAAAACAAATACACGGAGGACGAATGGAACGCGTATTACGAAGGCAAGATCGAGCCTTTCGCGATCCAGCTTTCGCTTGTTATGTCGAATATGACGTACACGGCGCGGGAATTGTCCTTCGGGAACGCGATCACGTTTACCGCGAACCGCTTACAATACGCAAGCAATCAAACGAAGCTGAATATCAGCACACAGTTATTTGACCGCGGCTTGCTGAACCGCAACGGCGTTATGGACGTTTGGAACATGGCGCACGTTGAGGGCGGCGAGAAATATTATATCCGCAAGGAATACGCGGAAGTTTCAGAATTGGGAAAGGAGGTTACACCAAATGCCAAAAAAGACGGATCGGGAGTACCGAACAATGATCCAGCCGCTATTGATCCCGACGGCGGCGGAGAAGCGAATTGATACGGATTTCTACGTGGAGGGCTACGCAACAACGTTCGACAAGCCCTATTTGCTGTATGAGTGGGACGGGAACAAATATTACGAGCGGATCGACCGGAACGCCCTTGCGGGTGCGGATATGTCCGACGTAATCATGCAGTATAACCACGAAGGAAAGGTGCTTGCCCGCCTTTCCAACGGGACGCTGGGCGTTGAAGCTAACGATAACGGGCTTTTCACGTTCGCGGACTTGTCGAAATCGCGCGCGGCACAAGATATGTTCGAGGAAATCAAGAACGGACTTGTTACGAAAATGTCGTGGGCTTTCCGCGTATCGGAAGATAGCTACGACCGCGACACACGCACACGCACGATCTTGAAAATTGCGAAGGTTTACGACGTTTCGGCGGTATCCATTCCGGCGAACGCCGATACCGATATTTCGGCACGATCCTATTTCGACGGAGTGATCGAAAGGGAACAGCAGGAGCGGCTGGAACGCCGGAAGAAACTTTTGAAAATCAAACTAATGACGGAGGTTTAACACAATGAGAATTAAAGAAATCGAAGCCCGCCTTGCAGCTATCAAGCAGGAAATCGAACAGCGTGGTGACGCTATGACCGCAGCAGAGATTGAAGCATTGGAGCATGAAACCACCCAGCTTACCGAAGAACGCGCCGGACTGATTGCCGCCGCGGAAAAGCGAAAAGGTATTCTTGATAACATTGCATCGGGGGCGGGCATTGTTGCCCGTGGCTTCCAGCAGCAAGACGATAACGGAAACACCGCACCGGATGACCCTTTCGGCACACCCGAATATCGTTCCGCATGGCTTAAAAATGTGCGTCGGTTGCCGCTGAATGATGCGGAAAAACGCGCATACAGTAATGCAGCTGGATCGGGTGCTGAGGTTATTCCAACGCAGACCGCAAACGAGATTATCAGCAAGGTAAAACAACTTGCACCAATGCTTAATGAAGTTACCCTGCTGCACGTCAAAGGCGCAGTGAAGTTTGCAGTTGAGGGCAAAAACAATGATGCGGCGATCCATAAGGATAATACCGCTATTACTGCCGCAGCCGACACAATGACCACGGTGGCCCTTTCTGGATATGAGATTGTTAAACTGGTGCAGATTTCGGATGCTGTAATGACTATGAGCATTGCAGCCTTTGAAAGCTGGATTGTTGATATGCTGGCAGAAGCAATCGCACTGAAAATTGAAAATCTGCTGATCAATGGTACGGGGTCTGCGGAACCGAAGGGAATTAACAAAGCAAATACCTGGGGAGAGGGAAATAGCGTATCCGTAGCGAAGGCGGCTTCCCTTACTGCTGAAAATGTGCGGGCACTGATTGGACTTTTACCTTCTGGATATGATCGCAATGGCAAATTTGTAATGAACAAAAAAACCCTGTTTACAGACTTTATGCCATTGCAGGACAACAGCAAGAACCATATTGTAAGTGTTCAGAATAACGAATATTTCATTTATGGGTATCCTGTGCTTTTATCTGATTATGTAGCGGACCATGAAGCCTTCTTAGGTAATTTCAAAAAGGTTTGTGCAAACCTTGCAGAGGATATTGGGGTAAGGAGTGCGTATGACATCAATACCAACAGCTACAAGTATAGCGGCATTGCAATTTTTGACTGTGCGCCTGCAATCGGAGAAGCTATTGTAAAGTTAGTAAAATCAAACACTTAAGTACAGGGGGGAAGCGCGGATGCTGGAAAAGGTAAAAGCCGCCCTTAGAATCAAAAGCAGCGTTTTTGACGAAGAAGTGGGCGGCGTGATTGCCGCCGCGCTGGCCGACCTGAAACGGGTGGGCGTAGCTGTGCCAGAGTGGCCCGCCGCCGGGGAGAGCGATCCCCCGGCGGTTGACCCCCTGATTATGCGGGCGGTGATTCTGTACGCAAAGGGGAACTTTGGATATAGCGACGACAGCGAGAAATACCAACAGGCGTATGAAAATTTAAGGTGCGGTTTGAGTTTGACAAACGAATACCAGAAGAAAAGCCACCTGATGATGACCGAAAGCATATTGAGGGGAAGGGAACCAGATGCAATGGAATGATGAACTGACCTTGATTGCCACAGCGCCGCCGGCCAAACCGACCAACGAAAACGGCTTTCCGAACCCGTACACCGAAACAAAGAGCGTAGTTTTTGCAAACAAGAAATCCGTAGGCTATGCCGAGTTTTACAAGGCGCAGCAGGCGGGGTACAGCGCAGAAATAAAGTTTGATGTATATGCAGAGGAATACCACGGGGAACCGATTGCAGAGCATGAGGGGAAGCGGTACAAGGTGCTGCGGACCTATTTGAGCAAGAACGGGGAAACGGTGGAACTGACACTTTCCGATCTGACCGAGAGGGGGAACAGGGGAAATGGCACAGATTAAACTTTCCGGGCTGGAAGAAATCGAAAAACAGCTGCAAAGGCGAGAAAAAGCAGCAGAAGAAGCAGTACCCGAAATGCTGGAAGCAGGGGCGGCGGTTTTAGTAGAATCCGAACGGGAAGAAATGGAGCGGCTGGAACTTGTGGACTACGGGGATATGCGGGATTCGGTGAAAGCAACGAAAATAAAAGAGGGACGCGGGGGAAAATCCATAGAGGTATACCCGCAAGGCAGAGACCGGAAAGGCGTGAGCAACGCGACAAAAGCGTTTGTGGCGCAGTACGGAAAGAGTGGAATGAGCGCCCGCCCGTGGCTGACGGCAGCCAGAGCCAAAAGCGGGGACAAGATCAGCCAGACCATGCAGAAAGTGTGGAGGGAAAAGCAGCAATGACCGTGGACAATATTTTAAGAACGGCGCTGGAAGCCCTGGGCGTACCCGTGGCGCGGCTTTTGTACGAAGGACAGGCAAACACCTATATTGTGTTTCAAATCGCCTTAGGGCAAGAAGTGGGCTATTCAGACGATGACACAGACAAGACGGAGTATATTTATCAAATCCAAATCTATTCCAAAGGTGATTATATCGACCTGCTGAAAAGAGCCAAAGCGGCCCTAAAATCAGCAGGTTTTTATAATATCGTGATAAATCCCGAGATATACGAAAAAGACACGGGCTTTTATCATCTGCCAATAGAAGCGACTTATTTGGAGGTTTAAAAGTATGGCAACAATCGGATTAAGAGATTTGTACTATGCGCCCATCACCGAAGAAGTAGAGGGACAGGAAAAGTACGGAACACCCGTGCGAATGGCAAAGGCAATCAGCGCGGAGTTATCCGTGGAAGTAGCGGAATCCATCCTTTACGCGGATGACGGTGCGGACGAAGTAGTAAGGGAATTTGTATCGGGCGAACTGACATTAGGTGTAAACGATCTGCCCCCGACTATTCTGGTGGCGCTGCTGGGGCAGAAGCAGGACAGCGACAAGGTAGTTTACGCGAGTGATGAAGATATTGCGCCTTATGTGGCTATCGGATTTAGGGCAAGAAAGGCAAGCGGCGACTATAAATACATCTGGCTGTACAAGGTGAAATTTGCCGTACCAAGTGAGAACTACGCCACAAAAGGCGATAGCATCGAATTTGCAACGCCGGAGATCGTGGGAACGATTATGAAGCGCCCTGACGGTAAATGGAAAGCGGAACACGTCGCAAAGCCGACCGAGAGCGCGGCGCAGTCGTGGTTCACCAAAGTGAGAGAAGAAAACACGGGGATGGCATAAATAGAAGGGAGGAAAAGGGGAATTGCCTGCCATGCGGCGGGGGTTCCCCTTTATTTTACTATGAGCGCATTTAGAGATGGACGTTACCCAATCGAATTAGACAAGGAAAGACATTTGCTTTTTAGCTTAAACGCAATGGACGAAATTCAAGACAAATTCGGAGACCTGGGAGAACTGGACAAGGTAATGGGCGGCAAGGATCGCTTTAAGGCGGTGCGCTGGCTGCTTGCGCTGCTTTTAAACGAGGGAGCAGCAGAGGGGGAAAGCCCGCTGACCGAAAGGGAAGTAGGAAAGATGATCCACGCGGGCAACATGGCATACGCGCAGGAGTGCATTTATAAGTCAATCGCAATCGGCCAAGCCGGAAAAGAGGTTCCCTCCGAAGAAACACCGGAGCCGGACGAAGAGGACGACGAAACCGAACAGGGAAACGCGACGGCGGGACAGGAAAAGTAGACCTGCCCCGCCTTATTTATATTGGGGTTGTGCTGCTGGGCTACCCGGAGCGGGAAGTGTGGCGGATGACCCCTTACAAAATACTGACGCTGTTTAGAATACACCGACAATTCCACCCGGAAAAATGGAAGCCAGAACCGCCGGAGGGAATCGACCCGATTGACGTGGCATTGGGGGGATTATAAGCAATGGCAAAAGAGCAGGACGCAATTAAAACGCGGATAGAGATCACGGGCGAAAAAGAATATAAAGACGCGATCAAGGATATTAACAAAAATTTGAGCCTGATGGGCAGCGAAATGAAGCTGGCTGCCGCGCAGTTTGCAGACAACGCAAAGAGCGTTGACGCGCTGAAAGCAAAGCAGGACATTTTAAACAAAACCTATCAGGAACAGGTGCAGAAGGTAAAAGCCGCCGAACAGATGCTTGAAAAATACAAGCAGCAAGGCGAAAAGGGCGCGGATGCGGCGCGGAAAATGCAGATCGAATTGAACGGATTTGCAACCGCAGCGGCAAAGACACAAAACGAACTGAACCGGACGAACAAAGAACTGGAAGAAGCCGAAAAGGCTATGAAGGATTTGGGCGACGAAAGCGACAAGGCAGAGGACGGAACAAAGGACCTAAACAAAGAACTGAAAAAATCGCAAAAGGAACTGGACAAAACCGAAAAGGAAGCCGAGGAAACGGGATCAGGCTTTGAAAAGCTGGGAAGCACAATCGCCAGCGTGGGGAAAGGGATAGGCGCGGCGGTTTTGGGTATCGGCGCGACGCTTGCGGGATTGGGCGCGGCTGTTGTGGGGCTTGTGGAGAGTACCCGGGAAACCAGGGAAGAATTTAATAAGCTGGAAGCGGCGTTTACCAGCGCCGGACATACGGCACAGGCTGCGGAAAAAACCTATACAGAGTTTTACGCGCTGCTGGGCGACGAAGGACAGGCAACAGAAGCCGTATCGCACCTGGCAAAGCTGACAAACAATCAGAAGGAACTTGCCACCTGGACGAATATCGCGACGGGTGTATTTGCGACATTTGGCGACAGCTTGCCGATTGAAAATCTGACCGAAGCGTCGAACGAAACGGCGAAAACCGGGCAGCTGACAGGCGGCCTTGCCGACGCGCTGAATTGGGCGGGTGTGAACGAGGATAAATTCCAGGAATCGCTGGACGCTTGTACAAGCGAACAGCAGCGCCAGGCCTTAATTACAGAAACGCTCAACGGACTTTACAGCGAAGCCGCCGCAAAATACAAAACGCTTAACGGGGATATTTTGGACGCGCGGAAAGCAACGGCGGAACTGACACAGGCAACCGCGGACATGGGCGCGGCGTTTGAACCTGCGGTAACAGCCGGAAAACAGGCGCTTGCCGGACTGCTCAAAGAGATCACCCCGGCTATACAGCTGATTGGTGGCGGGCTTTCCGGCGCAATGACCGGGACAGCCGGAGCCGCCGAACAGATGAAGCGGGGATTTGCGGGGCTTTGGGACACACTGATGACGGGAGCAGGAGAAGCAATCAAGGGGATTGCCGCAGCGCTGGGGAAGGGAATTACAGAGGGAGTACCAAAGCTGACCGCAGCCGCATCGGAAATGATAAACACCATAGGGCAGGGGCTTGTAACGGGAATCCCTAACTTTGCAAACAAAGCGCTTGACGTGATAAACGGCTTTGCAGATATGTTGACCGCGAATCTGCCAACCTTGATTCAGGCAGGTATTTCTTTTGTTACCAATCTGGCGCAGGGACTTGTGAACGCGCTGCCTGATTTTATCGCAAAAGCGCCGGAGATCATTTCAAAATTTGCAAACCTGATAAACGACAATATGCCGAAAATTTTAGCGGTAGCCGTTAATATTATCGTGACTTTGGTAAAAGGGCTTATCTCCGCAATTCCTACTTTAGTGGCGAATATCCCGAAAATTATAACCGCAATCGTGGACGTTTGGAGCGCGTTCAACTGGGCGCAGCTGGGTAAAAACGCAATCGGATTTTTACGGGATGGTATTACATCCATGATAGGAGCGGTAAAAACGGCGGGAACCAACATTCTGAACACGGTAAAAGGCGCAATCCAGGCTTTGCCGGGGAACCTTAAAACCATTGCCACAAACGCTATGACCAACTTTAAGGGAGCAATCAGCGGGGCAGTCACAAGTGTTTGGAACGCGGCAAAAGGAGTTTTGGACAGTGTTGTGGGAGTTTTTAAGGATGCGCCGACAAAACTTTTACAGGCGGGCAAGGACTTGATAACGGGATTTTGGAACGGAATCAGCGAAATGGGCGGATGGATTGCAAACAAGGTGTCGGACTTTTTCGGCGGGATCGTGGACAACGTGAAGGCCCTGCTGGGAATCCATTCCCCATCAACCGTATTTGCGGAGATCGGCGGGAACATGGCCGCAGGCGTGGGCGTGGGCTTTGATGAAAACATGGGAAGCACCACAAGCGAAATGCAAAGCGCAATCGGCGGCGCCGGAGCACTGACCGCACAGGAAGCAATCAACGCGGTAAACAACGGGATTATATCCAATATCGGGCAATTAAGCGGAGCTATTACCGCGATTGTACAGGCCGTTATGCAGGGGCTGAACGGGCAGGCGGCACAGTTTAACGTCATCGGGCAGGGCATGGCGAAAAACATTGCCGTGGGCTTTGTAGGCGGCGTGGTGCAGATACAGGCAGTTGTCCCGCAGATGGTACAAAGTATTATCACATCGTTTACGGTACAGCACCAGAAATTTGTAAACGAGGGCAGGGAGATCGACAAGAACATAGCGGAAGGAATGGTGAAAAACGTTAGCCTGATTACTTCCCGCGTAGGGCAGATCGTGACCCCGATTATCAACGCTTTTCAAGGGTATGCGCCGCAGTTTCGGCAGATCGGCGTCGATATGGTAAATAATATCTGGGAGGGCTTTAGCAGCATGATCGACGATCTGAAAGCCAACATCCAGGACGCAATCGACGACATAAAAAACACCGTAAACAACGAGCTGGGCGACATAAACGTCGGAACAGGCGGGGGAGGATATGGAGAGCGGGAAAACCCGAGAACCAGAAGCGCCCCGCAGCCGAAACCGGAGAAAATCCAGATCACCCAAAACATTTACGCAAACGAAACGAGCTACGCCCAGCAGCAGCGGGAAGCAGCAAAACAATTTAAATTGATTGCGAGGGAGGTAGGTATTTAATGGCGCGGAAAATAGAGCGGCTGACCTACACCAACGAGCGCGGGGAAAGTGTGGAGTTTTCGCACGTTAGTACCTACCACACCAATATGTATGACGTTTCGGGGCTTGCGGACGTGCGAAACGCTATATATAGTATCAGCAGCATGGGGCAGGACGGCGACACCTATTTAGGGAACCGAATCGAAAGCCGGGAAATTGAGATCACAGGGAGCATTAAGGAGCGGGACAAGGAAAAGGCGCTGGAACTACGGCGAAAGCTCAACCACATCTTAAACCCGCACCTGGAGGCGACGCTGACATACGAATACGGGGACTTTCGGCGCGTGATCGACTGCAAAGTTGACAACGCGCCTATTTATTCCCGCAGGGCGATTTTGCAGGACTTTACCGTGCAGCTGATTTGTTTAAATCCATTCTGGCGGCGGGAAAGCGAAACGCGGGAGGAAATTGCAACCTGGATCGGTGCTTTTGAATTTCCCGAGGAAATCCCCGAGCCGGAGGGCTGGGAAATCGGGTACAGGCAGCCGTCGCTGATCGTCAACGTATACAACGGCGGCGACGTAGCGGCGGGGCTTAAAATCGTTTTCCGGGCTACGGGCGAGGTAACAAACCCGCAGCTGCTTAACGTAGACACCCGCGAATTTATTAAATTCAACATCCAACTGGAAGCGGGCGACGAATTGACCATATCAACAGGCTACGGCGAAAAAGAAACGACGCTCAAACACAACGGCATTATTACCGACGCTTTCCGCTATATCGACGTAGACAGCACCTACTTACAGTTGAGCGTGGGGGATAACCTTTTTAGATACAGTGCGGACGCGCTGGAGGACAATTTGGAAGTTACGATATTCCACAATGACTACTATCTGGGGGTGTAATCGTGCTGCTGTACGTCTACGACAAGGATATGACCTTGTTAGGCGTTGCGGAAAAAATAACGTCGTTAATCTGGACGCGGCGTTATTGGAGCAACGGAGAATTTAAACTGCTTGTGCCGTATACCGAGCGGCACGGGCAACTTTTTAAAAAGAATCATCTGATTATGAAGCAGGGCGACGCAGAAGCCGCCGAAATCCTGTATATCAACATCCGCAAGGACAAGACGGGCGCGGAGGAAATAGAGGTGCAGGGAAAATTCCTTTCGCACTGGCTGGGAAAGCGGATTTTGCTTAATCAGATTATCACCACCGACAACACACCGAGCATTTTGCGGCGGATTGTGACCGAAACTATCACAAATCCGGCAGACCCCGCGCGGAAGATACCAGGGGTAGAGCTGGGGGAAGATACGGGCATAGAGCGCGGCAACATTGATTACAACAGTGAGCCGTATATAAATGTGCTGCTGGCAGCGGAAACCGCCGCGAAAGCGTCAAAGCTGGGCTTCCGGGTGCGCACAGACGTAAAAGCCAAAAAGCACCGCTTTGAAGTCTATGACGGGCAAGACCTGACGGCAGACCAAACCGAAAACCGCCCGTGCATCTTTAGCCAGGAGTTTGACAACGTGCAGGAGCAGGAATATACAAACAGCGTCGAAAACTTAAAAAGCACGGCATACGTCGGGGGAGAGGAAAAAGAGGGCGCAGCGCGTAAGGTGGTGGAGGTGGGCGACGCAGCGGAAGGGCTGGAACGGCAGGAAGTGTTTATAAACGCCACCGACATAACACAAACATACACCGACAGCGACGGCAGCGAGCAGACCATGACCGACGAACAGTATATTGAAATGCTCAAACAGCGCGGGACGCAGGAACTTGAAAACTACGCGGAAACACTAAACTTTAGCAGCACCATCAACACCAGGGGCAATTTGAAGTATAAAGAGGACTACGACCTGGGCGACCGTGTAACCTGTATCAATAAAAACTGGAAAATCAAAATCAACGTAAGAATCACAGAAATCACAGAGGTTTACCAGCAGGGCGAAGAATCGCTGGAAATTACATTCGGGGAGAGTTTGCCTGCGCTAATCGAAAAAATACGACAGATAATAAAGTAGGGAAGGGGAAAAAGTATGGAAAAGTCGAGTTTTTTTAATTCCCGCGGGGGGGACAGGCGATATAAAGCCGAGGATTGGGCGAGTTATTTTGCATCGTTTATCGCTAATGGTGTAATGCCACCGCTTAGAGATTCGAGCGAACTGCTGGGATTACAGGTGGTGGCAGACCAAAATATGATAGTAAAGGTAAAAGCGGGAAAAGCCTGGATCAATGGCTATTTTTATTATAATACTGATTTTTTGAATAAAGAGATCGACGTAGCCGACGGTGTACTGAATCGAATTGATAGAATTGTTATCCAGTGGAATCTAACTGACAGGATGATTCAAGCGATAGTGAAAAAAGGAACGCCGGGATCAATACCGAAAGCACCGGATTTAAAGAGAAATGCAGATATTTATGAAATTGCACTGGCTGATATTTACGTTGGGAAAGGGACAACAGCAATCACCCAGGCGCACATTACCGATCAGCGATTAAATACGGAATTATGTGGGGTATCCGTAGGGATTGTGCAGCAGATTGATACATCAGAGTTTGATGCACAACTGAAAAAGTGGTTTGAGGAATACAAAGCGGTAGCGATAGATGATTATAAAAACTTCACAGGAGAAATGGAAACTTGGAAGCAACAATCGAAAGAAGACTTTGACATCTGGTTTGAAGAAATCAAAGGTATCTTATCTGGAGATGTCGCCGGGAACATTTTAAACGAGATCAACGCCCTAAAGGTAGCGGCACCGAACGCGACAGCAACCTACGAAGCCGGAACCGTGAAAATTATCACGACACCGAGCAACGCACAAAACATTTACTTTTATGCGCCATCAGATTTCAAGGAAGGGGATAAATACACCTTGAACGGAGTGCCATTGACAGTGACCGATTTAAATAAAAATCCTATTTATGACGCATGGAAAAAAGGAAGCCCCGTGTCAATGATTATCAAAGGGACAAACGGTTTTTTTAAAGCAGGCGGCGGCGGTATAGCTGACACGTTGCCGCCAATGGTCCAGAATCTTGCAGCCGTAGCGGGAAATCAGGAAATCACAGTAAACTATAAAAAACCAGTATCCGATGCACTAGCGGGCGTTTTGGTAGTATACAAAACAGGCGGCTATCCAACTAAACCGACAGACGGGGAAAAAGTGGACGCAGGACTTTCTGAAAGCGTGCAAATAGAAGGACTGAAAAATGGTACAGATTATTACATCCGTGTGTTCCCGTACAATGCAAAAAAGCAATACCAAACGCTTATTGACGGGGCAACAACTACGGCCAGACCGAGTGAGGGACCCAAACAGGCAACCAATTTACAGGTAACAGGCAGCGGTGCAAACCCTGTTTTGACATGGAAAAACCCGACCGATGACCAGACCTATCATGCAACGGTTGTTATACAAAAGGAAAACAGCGCCCCGACAGCGATTTTAGACGGTACGGAAATTTACCGGGGAACTGGTGAAACCGTGACCGCAAGCGGATTAGAGCGCTTGAAAAATTATTACTGGGGGGTATTTACTGTAAACGCAGAAGGAGGAACACGGGGACCGATAACGACAGAGGTTTATAGTTTTGATTTTCCGGGGGAGCCGACAGGATGGAGTGAGGTAACAAAACTGCGAAATTCAATCGAATGGCTCGCGCCGGAAGATGGATGGTTCAAAATTGTCGCCGTTGCTAATCTGGTGATGGTGGACGGTCTGGACAAAGCCCAACAGGAGATTTGACCAGACAAGCATCTGGCGGTTCCGGTGGTTCCGGTGGAATTGTAGTACATAAAGAAGGATTATCTAAAGGGAATATTATTAGAGTTAGTATAGATTATCTGGGAGATATAGCGATAAGTGTAAATGGTAATACAATCAGGGCAACACACGGTGGGAATGGTGGAAACGGAATTATGACAAGTGGCTCTAGTGGGAGAGGAGGTGAAGCAGGAACCCCTGGGGAGGCTTACGAAGGAAATATTCAGAA